GACTTCCTGCGTGACGTGCTGCGGCGGATGCTTAAAGGGCTTCCGGAGGAAGACCGTAAACGGGTGTTGCGCGCCGCGCAACGCATGGAGACGAAGAGGGTGCCGTCCACCGACGAGGAGCTGCACACCTTTCTGAAGGAGGAGTGCGAGCTGTCGATCCCGCGAAACGCGGTGTGCGACGGACACTGTGCTCCCTTCGAGTTCACCGCCGACGTCTACTTCGAGCGCGGGCTCGCCGACAAGCTCGCCGTCGGCAACCGCGGCTCCGGCAAGACGCAGATCATGGGCGCGCTGCACGCGGTCAACGCCCGCACCAAGCCGAAGTACACGAGCTGCACCGTCGGCGCCGTGGAGGCCCAGGCGACGCGGGCCTACAACTTCTTCCGCGAGCAGATGACGCGCGAGCGCTGGGCGAAGCTCGTGCAGGGCAAGATCAACATGTCCAAGACCGAGATCGAGGGCGGCGGCAAGGTCGAGATCGTCACGGGGACGATCACCGGCGTCAACTCGCCGCACCCGGTGCTGGCGCACTTCGACGAGGTGGAGCTGTTCCGAGAGGGCGTCTACGACGAGGCGCTCAACATGGCGCAGGCGAAGAACGGGTACCGCGCCATGAACGTGCTCACCAGCTCCTGGAAGAAGCCGAGGGGTTTCGTGTCGGAGCTGATCGACGACGTGAACCGAGCCCACCGCGACGAGGAGCGGGCGCCGTACCAGGTGTACCGCTGGTGCGTGTGGGAGACGACCGAGCGCTGCGAGCACGACTGCGACGCCTGCCCGTTCTCAGACATCGTCAAGGGCACCTGGGAGGACGACTCGAAGCGCACCTTCGAGGGCGCCTGCAAGCGCGGGTCGCCGCAGGAGGGCGTCGGCAAGCTCAAGTTCACCGACGGGTTCGTCTCAATCGAGGACGCGATCGGGCGCTTCCGCAAGCTGCCGCGGCGGGTGTGGGAGAGCCAGCAGGAGAGCAAGCGCCCTACCCTGGAGGGGCTGATCTACGACGTGTTCGACGAGGACCGTCACGTCGTCGAGCGCTGGGACCCCGACCCGTCGTTGGGCCCCGTGTACGTGGGCATCGACTTCGGCGGCACCGTCGCCCACGCGGCAAACTTCTGGCAGGAGCTGAACGTCGAGTTTGAGTGGCGCGGGCGCCGCATGCCCGTCGGCTCCTGGGTCGCGTTCGACGAGGTGCACGTGGTCAACACGGGGAACGCCGAGTTCGGGCGCGCGATCAACGCCAGGATCGAGTTCTGGCGCGACGAGCACCCGGGCTTCGAGGTAGAAGGCTTCTACGGCGACCCGGCGGCGAAGGCGGCGCGCGAAGACTTCGCGGCGTTGCCGTCGCTCGGATGCGGCGACCCGATCCGCGTGCGCTTCTCCGGGCACGTCGACGTCGATCCTCGCATCGCGCTCGTGTACGAGCGGATGTCCAACGACCTCGTCTACGTCGACCAGGTGCGTTGCCCGGAGTGGATGCAGGAGGTGGGCGGGTACGAGCGCAACCCCAACACCGGCAAGCCGGTGAAGGAAGACGACCACCACATGGACGCCATGGGCTACGCCTTCTGGAACGTCCACGCCCGCTCGCGCAAGGGCACCGCCAGGGAGGGGAGCCCGGTGGGCGCGCGCCGCCCCCGCGCCGTCACGGTGCAGGACGCCAATCGGCGCTGGGACCCGGCGGCGCTGGGCACGGTGCCGGAGTACCACGGCGCCCGTTCACACGAGGACGCCCCCTCCCCGATGGTGGTCGGCGTGCCGCGCCTGCGCCGCGACCCCTTCGGTTGACGATGAACTAGGCGAATGGCGACGATCAACAAGGAGGGGCTGAACGCCCTCTCGACGAGGCGCCAGGACGACACGCAGGCCAGCGAGGCGCTGACCACGGTCGACTACGCGCCGTCGCTGCACACGCTGCAGAAGCACGCGCGCGTGCTCGGCGCGTTCAACATCGAGAACCAGATCGGCAGGTTCGATCCCGAGAACATCACTTTCAAGCAGCGCGGGCAGATGCGGCGCGACCCGATGATCGCCCTCGGGCTGCACTTCCGCAAGAGCACGCTGGTGAACGCGCCCTGGCACATCGAGTGCGACGACCCGCAGATCGCCGCCTTCGCAGACTGGTCGCTCAGGCGCGTCTACACGAGGCTGCTGACGCAGATGTTCATGGCGCTGGAGTGGGGCTTCGTGCCCATCGTCAAGCGCTTCGGGCGGGCGGTGCCGACGCTGGAGTACGAGGACACCGCGAACAAGACGACCAAGCCTGTCTGGCCCAACGGCGACGTGCCCGCCGTGGTGTGGCGTGGGTTCTTCCCGATGCCGCCGGAGGGCGCCGAGGCGAAGTTCACCAGCGACGGGCATACCTTCAACGGCTTCGAGCACAACCTGATCACCAACCCGGACGGGACGAAGAAGCGCGTGCCCGCCTCGCACTCGCTCTGGGTGACGCACCAGCGCGACGAGAACTTCATGGACTGGTACGGCTATCCGCTCACCGGTTACGCCTTTCGTTACTGGTGGAGCTACTGGTACCAGTTCCTGCTCGCCGACCGGCACATGGAGCAGGACGCGGACCCGCCGGTGAAGGCGTCGTACCCCACCGGCAAGAGCCTCGACCCGGACACCAACGCGCAAGTGGACAACTACGTGATCGCGCTGAAGGCGGGACAGCTGCTGCGCGACGGCGCCACCGTCGCCGTGCCGTCCGACTTCTACGAGGTCGACGCGACGGGCGCCATCGCGCGTGGCGCGCGCAAGTGGGACATGGAGTTCATTCGGGGCGGCGAGAACATCAAGGCGTTCCACGACAGCTTCCAGTACCTGGACGTGATGAAGCTGCGCTCCATGCTGATCCCCGACCAGGCGCTCACCGGCGCGCGGGGGTCGCTGAGTGGCAACGTCGCCGAGACGTACTCGGTTGCCTTCGAGGAGAGCCAGGCGCTGCTTGCGGCGTGGATCGACCAGCACATCAACGACTACCTGTTGCCCGACCTGATCGCGCAGAACTTTGTTGACCCGCCCGAGTGTCTGAAGGTGACGGAGCGCTTCCGCGACAAGGACGCGGCGCTGGCGAACCGGCTGGTGGAGATCATCGCCGCGTCTGACCCGAGCGCGCTGGAGATCAACCTGCGCAAGCTCGTCCAGGGCTTCAACTTGCCGACGCTGACGCAGGCCGAGGTGGAGGAGGCGAAGAAGGAAGCCTTCGAACGCGCCAAGCAGCAGGCGGAGCTGAAGAACGGACCGCCGAGCAACGTCGGCAACACGGACCGGAACAACCAGGAGCGCACGCGAATCGCGAGCGCAAAGGAGAACCCGCCATCGTGACGGACCTGCTTTCGATCTTCGAGTCGTCTAGCCAGCTGCCGAAGGAGGACGGAAACGATCAGCTCGCAAACGTCTTTCCTGAGCTACGTGCCCTCGCGAGCGTGGTGGTGCCCTCGCCGGTCGTGCTCACTCCCACGGAGAAGAGGTCGGCGCGCACGGCGCTAGCACGCTTCCTGAACGACAGCGAGCTGCGGCGCGGCAGCGTCCACTACACGCAGAAGCGCCCGTTCGACGAGACGGTGGAGCCGTCAAAGGGCTACTACGGCGACTGCTCCTCCTACCTCTCTCAGGCGTTCCGCTGGGTCGTCAGCCATTACCACATTCCGCTCGCCGACCCCAACGGGCGCGACTACGACGGGTACGGCTTCACCGGCACGCTGCTGGCGGTCAACCACAAGCACAACGTGCCGCTGAACAGGAAGTTCTTCGTCGGAGATATGGCCATCTATGGCACCTTCTGGGACACACGTCACGTCGTCGTGTGCCGCAAGGGCGGGTACGGCGCCGACGCTGTGTGGTCGTCGCACGGCTCGGAGGCCGGTCCGTTGCCGGTAAGGCTGCGGTACCGGAGTGACCTGCTGGGCGTGTACCGTCCAGCGTCGTTGTTGTAGCCAAGGAGGAACGCATGGTCGCACAGTGGTTGCATCGGTTCTTCGAGGACACGCGTACGCAGATCACGCTGCTTCTGATCGTGCTCGACCTCGGGCTCGGCGTCGTCGCGTCGGTCGTCGCAGGAGGCTTCAGGCTCTCCTTCGTCGCCGACTTCATGCGCAACGACGTGCTGGGCAAGGTCGTGCCGTTCTTTATGATCTACGGCGGCTTCGTCTACGCCAAGAACGCGGACCTCGTGATCCCGGGCGTCGACTTCGACGTGGTGATGAACGGCGCGTGGGTGGTCGTCACCGCGGCGCTCGTCGGCTCGCTGCTCAACTCGCTTCGTGACCTGAAGCTGTGGCAGGCGGGCCCCGACGAGATCGCCGGGCCTGACC